GCAGACATTGCATTAGCAGTATCAACGTTACCTGCATCAGCATACTCTGAAACATCAATAAACTTATGAACACCATTATGAGTAATGTCTTCAATAGTTGCTTCTGCTTCTACTGGAATAAAGATGTATCTTGATGCTGGAATTACTCTAGTATCAATCTTAGTACTACCTGTAATAATAGGAGTATCATAAGGACATCTAGCCAAGTCCAACTGAGTTTGAAGTGTTCTTAGGTCTCTATAAGTTAATACAGAAGTCTCATCAATCTCACTAATCTGTGTAGCTAATCCAGAGTATGTAGCATTTACCATACCTTGATTAATCAAAGCATTTCTGATTTGTGCTTCACGAATATCACCAAATGCTTCACCAATTTTCTTAGCAGTTTTAATTGCCAATTGTGCATCAGTATCTAAGTCAAAAGCTGTTCTAGTGTACCCAATTGAAAAAGAGTATCTTTCCATCTTTGCAGATAGTACATCTTTAGTCCAACCCACACGGTTAAATGCACCACCATGTTTAGTATTCTCACCAATAATTGGGAAAGCTCCATTCTGTACGATCATATCTCTTGAAGAACCATAAAGGTTACCTTCACCAGATTGAATACGAACTTGACCTGCTGAAGCTAGTGCTGCTGCTTTACTAGCATGTTCAGTTCTAGTACCTGCTGCATCCCATGCATACCAACGGTCTCTAACCATAACAACACCATTACCATCAATACCTTGATCGTTGATGTTACGCTCATCAAGAATTGGGTATTCTCTGTACAGTTTGATTGTTTTACCATAGTGTTTTGGAATAGCAGTTTTAGTAGCTATTTGTGAAAATACTTTTTTCTTAGCAGCTTCTGTAACTGCGTATGTAGTGTAGTGAAAATCTCGTAACTGTTCAGCAGGGATCGAGGAGGTAGTTCCACCTTCGTTATATACTACTGGTTCGCCTTCAATAATAGCCATATTTGTTTACCTTTTTATTATACACGTATACCCATATATAATAACTATAGGTATACTTACTTAATTGATTAAAGAGTCCATATAAGTATGTAACTCTTCAGCACTCATTTTGTTTATATCAATTACCGTACCAGTACCTGCAGAAGGTTTAACAGAAGTAGAGATACTAGAACTAGCAGTACTTGCAGCTATTGCTGCTTCCTTTCTAGCTTCATTATCAACTACCTGTGTCTTTTTCTTCTTAGTAGGTGTTTTAGTACTTTTAGCAGTATCATTAGTAGTACTAGGTGTACGTTTAGTACTATCTTCTACTTTAGGTACTTTTGTATCACTACTTGGTACTTTAGTAGAGTCAGCCTTCTTACTAAGTTCTGCTTTTTTCTTACGTGCTAGTGAATGACTAGCTTTACTATATTTATCCATCATAGTTTCATTGCCATTATCTGTGAAGTTCAAAGCATCTAGTACTTGTACTTCTTTCATTATGTCATCAAAACTTCCATCTTTGATCTGACTTAATAAGGTAGAACTTGTGTCTGGATTATCCAATAGTTCTAGTACTGATGTTTCATCCCATGCTAGTATCTTATCTACTACCACATCTTTTACACCAGTAGTTTCAGCTCTCTGTACAAACCCATTTAGTTTTAACTCAATAGGATTAACTGAGTGACTTCCTAGTTTATTGTCAAATTCTTCTTTGTCAAATTCTTCTAAGTTCACTTCATATGGATTGATATTATTCTCAACCATTAACTTTTTCACTGCATCAACAGCGTTACCTGATTTTAATTCAGCTAATAAAGCCAAATCATTAGTACCAATTCCATGCTTATCTAACATAGCTTCCTCTGCTGTAGGTATCTTAGTAGACGTTAATCCTTTAGCAGATTTGTACATAGATTCTAGCATATCAGGAGTAATCTCCGATACCTCAGTACCTGTAACGTTGCTTAGTGTTTCCAATAGCCGTTCATAATGTTCATCAGTTTGGGTGGTCATACCCTCAACTGGTGCTACATCATCAGATGTCTCATCATCTTTCTTATCGGATTTACCATGACCAGTGGTAGTATCCTCAGAAACTTCTGGGTCACCTGTCTCTACGTCAGTAGATGGGTCAATCTCTTCAGTAGATGGAACATCAACGCTGTCTTCTTTACTACCATCAGGGGTAGTATCTGTTTCAGTCTTTGTTACTTCCTCAATTTTAGTATCTTCTACCTTAGAATTATCTGAAGTTTCTGCAATTACCTCTGCAACATTATCTGCTGTGACCTTTACTTCATGATTAGTATTGTCAATCATCGCATCCATCATAGCTACAATCTGTTCTGAAGACATTTCAGAATCAGTAGTAGGGGTACTAGGAGCAGAGGGGGTAACTACCTCTTGTGCTTCTATTTCAGTACTCATATTAAACTCCTAAATTTAAGTTGTCTAACAAGTCTACATCAAATTCACCCTTATCTATAGTCTCCAACGACTCATTTATATTTGCAATTTCTTCATTCTTCTCTTCAAGTTGAGTACCAATGTTTTGTACAAATAACTTCAAATGTCTAATAGCTAATTGCTTATCTTGTAGATTGTGTATTGTCTCTAGTTTAAGTGGCATTGTACTTGTAATAGTATCTGATATTCTTCTATTCTCTCCAGTAGTGTAGTACTTTAAAAATGAGTGTAATACTGTACCTTCTTTGAAATCCTCTTCTTTAGGCATCTCTGATATCTCTTTAGTAAGAAGCTCTTTACGTTCTAGTAATCTCTGCTTATATACACTTAACCTATCAATAGTTGGTTCTTTCACCAAATCTTTTTTATCGTTCATCTTTTTTCCTTTTGTTTTATAAATTTGTAGCTATACGCTTTGCTTGGTCTGTAATACTAGCTGATTGTTGGTTATATGGTGCTTGTTGTGATTGCTGTGCCATATCTTGCTGTTCTTGTGCTAGTGCTTCCTGCTCTAACAGCTGTACCACTACCAGTGCAATTTCTTCTGGTATAGAATTCAATATTTGCTGTGGATCTATACCTTGTTCATATGCTGAATCCATATCTGCTATTACTCGTTTAGCTGCTTCCACAGTTTGTGCATCTACGTTAGCTTCTGCCATATTAACTAGTTCTGCTTCCTGTGCTTCTATCTCAGCTTGTTGTGTTGCTTGGGCTATCTGGTCAGTTGCTTGACTAGCTATTCGTACTTGTCTTCCTAGTTCTCTATCATCTAAATCAGCGTATGTTACTGGCATTGGTTATCTCCTCAGTGGTTTTATATATTATAGCATAATGGGTTAACATTATGCATCTTTGCTAGGTATATCATCGGTAGCAGGTTCATTAGCTTCAGTAGCTTTTTTAGTGGCTTCTTGCACTATATCATCAGAGTTTTCTTTTACTTTTGTGTACTCTGGAGAAGTATCTAGTATATTACGATATACATGATCCATTGTATCGTACGAATCATTATTTATTGTACCATTTTTAATATACTCAATTATAGGATCTATCTCTTTAGATTCTGTACTTTCCCCTGTATCTTTATTAGACTCTCTATTGTACTTATTATGCATAAGCTCTAACTCTCTATCTGTACGCACTTTTTCTCTCTCTAAGTTAGCTGTATGTTGATACTCAGCATCTCTCTCTTCTTGCTTTCTTTTAGTACCACTATCAACTAGATCAAACGATTGATTGAACAATTGTGTCTGTGCATCGTACTTACCTGCTGTAGCTTCAGATAACTTACCTTCAGCAGCAATTCTGTACTTATTAGCTTCCTCTAATCCTATCTCTATTCTATTGAGTCTCTCTAGCATAATAGAATCAGTATTTTCCATATCTTTAGTTTTAAGTAGGATTTCTAATCTAATCTTATCATTGTCTAGTCTCAACTTATCTATCTCTAGTCGTTTTAACTCTAACTCTTCCTCAGAAGGTTGGTAGTTAGCTCTAGCAATCATCTCCTGTTCTATACCCTCTGCTAAGTCATACATACCCCAGAGTTCTGCTATCTTCATATAGTGCATAGATGATATATCCTCAGACATACTACCTACAGCAGTATTCATTAAAGATACTATCTTAGCTGCTTTAGCATCTGCATCTTTAGTAGTGAGTATATCAATACTTACGAATACCTCTCCCTGTAGTAACCCTATATCTACAGGACATAACTTACCAGTTTTAGCACTTCTATCATCACTGTATTTAGTATCCCCTTCAAGTATAAATGCAGAGTTCATCTTAGTAACTTTTCTACCTACAGCTTCAAATATATTCAAAAATCTTCTTATTACTGATTTCTTCTTGTATGTAATACCATCAATGACATCACTGTTACCTGCTGTGGTTTCAGTGTACTGCATCTGGTCTGTAGTGAAGTTACCTGTCTTATTTACTATGTTATTATTGTACAGTTCTAATTGATCAAATAATGTACCAGATACAGGGAACGTATTTCTTTTGTAGATACCTCTAGCTGGTTCAGCACCTTTTTTAAGGTATACTGTCTTACCTGCCTTGTAGTTAGATATCTGTAAATCATTTACAAAGATACTAGTATCTACAAACTCTTGATCACTAGCTTCTGTATCAGTTATGTCTTGTATAGCTCTAAATGTACCTGTTTTAGACTTCTGTTCATCAGATAACCTATCTGGTATACATGTACCCCAAATAGAACCATACACAGGGTAGTAGCTAGTAAAGTCATAAGGTAACTCTTTAAATGGGTAAGGTGATCTCTCCAACCTTATCAGAATCTCATCAACCCACATAGCTACTATAGGCTCTAGTGTATTATTATTGTTGATATCATAATATCCCCAATACTCATGAACAGTAAACTTCTTTTTAGCCATATCAGAGTACTCAAACATACCCTCTTCATCTACCCTAGGGTCGTAATCTTCAAGTGTTGTTATATCTGCACCAGAACTACTATTCTTAATATACCTCTTAAGGGCTTTTAGATTTTTAAAGTTACCTTTGCTGTTTACTAACGATATATAATCTGTTTCATGTATTTCTACAACAAACTGTATATCACTAGGCTTCTTAGCTTTAGGGTCAACTAGTAGAGTTAGAGGGTTAACTGTAGATATAGTTAGTGTATTTTCACTAATTACTTTTGTAGTTATTCTCTCAAATCTTACAGGTACATTTCCAGTTTCCTGTAACATTGTTTCTAGTTTATGTCTCTTCTGTGGTGAAGTTATACTCTGTATAAATAACTGTGCCTCTTCTATATTTGTAGACATTACAGGTTGTATAACTTCTGTTGTCTTCTCAACTAATTTCCAACCAGTTTTTAAACAAAGAGTACCATCTATAGCAAAAGCTGTACTAGCCTCATCTGATAAATCTGATTTAAGAGAATCAAACTGCTTATGTAGTAATAATGAATGTTCTTTAGCACTATCTGCATTGTTATCTACAGAGGATACACTAAACAACCTACTAGGATTAGTTATATGGTACTGTAATTCAGATGATGCTGATAGTACTTCATCTTCAATTATCCTAGATCTATAGTTACTTTTTATCTTTTTAGAACCTCTGTCAGCTACATTTTTAACTACTGCTTCTCTGTACGAATCTCTGTATGAGATAATCCTAGAATCTTTTGCAGTATTAGCATATTCAGCACCTACTACCTCACTCTTAAGATCATCTAAGGTTGGTGTATTTTTCCATTTATTACTCATTCATTTGCCTTACTTGTATATGTCAACATATATAAATTGTGTTAGTATCTCAGGAGTATTGTTATCCTCGTACCTAACATTTAGAACGTATGTACCGTGCAGTTGTCTAGTAACATTACCACTTAGTATAAGTATACCATTAGTAACATCACTTGATCCAAGTATTCTGATTATTTCACCATCACATATCCAATGGTCTACAGTGTACGTTACTGTGTAATCAGCTATTTTATCATCAGCAAGTACTCTATGTGTTAATGTGTATCCTTGTTCTACTTTTAGCCTAATATCTTCAAGTACTGGTCTATGTAGCATATATAACTTCTCCGTT